TTTACTTGTGCCTGTATTTTGCGTAATTACTGTTTTACTTTGTATTAAAGCTTGTGACATATTTTATCTCCTTTATTCACTTGGTATAGCTTGGATTTGGTTTGCATAATATGACCATCCACTAGCTGATTTATAAGCATCTACTGATTCGGCTGGGACGTAGATTACAAGGTTTGAACTTCCATTCAAAAATACGCCAAAACCTAAAGTTGGCGGTGTTGTGGCTTTTACTGTTACACTTTCTAAGTTCCCGTTAGATCGAAAAGCTTCAGCCCCAATACTAGTAACACTGTTTGGGATTGTTACACTTGTTAAACTTGTGCATTGGGAAAAAGCAGAATCTCTAATAGACGTCACATTGTTTGGGATTGTTATACTTGTTAAACTTGAGCAATTTCGAAAAGCAGAGTCCCCAATACTTGTAACACTGTTTGGTATTGTTACACTTGTTAAACTTGTACAATCTCTAAAAGCATAACTACGAATTTTAGTGATACCATCGAGCATCTCTGCAGTAACTTCAGTTAAACTATCATTAAGTGATGATTTCAAATTAGAATATTTTCTTCTGATTCTGCTAGTTATTTGAGCCATTTAATCACCTCTATTCAACTATAGCCTGAATTTTATCAGCATACTGTAACCAATTTGCAGCAGATTTATAAGTTTCTACTGAAGCAGCAGGTACATAAATTACTAGTGAAGAATGAGTATTACTAAACACACCACTACCAATAGTTGGAGGTGTAGTTGCATCTACTGTTACACTTGATAGCTGGCTGCACAAATAAAAAGCCATACGACCAACATTAGTAGTACTAATGGGAATAACAACACTTTTTATATGAGCATTTTGAAAAGCAAATTCTCCAATAGTAGTAACACCGTTTGGGATTTTTAAATCAAAAAAATCACTACCCATATATCCGACGCCAACATTATAAAAAGAATAATTACCTATTTTTGTAATGCTATGAGGAAGACCTATTATTTTTAAATAATCACAACGGTAAAAAGCATAATCCCTAATTTCTGTCAATCCTTCTAACATATCTTCTGTTATTACATTAATTTCACCACTAATTAATTTTCTAAATGTAACATTATCCTCTATTGTTTGTGGTAAGAAAGCATCAGCCATTATCTCAACACCTTTAACTTAATTGGTACATCAATAGATGGTTTGTATGAAAAGCAAGTAGCAGTTACAGATCCATCTGAGGTTTCAATCTTTGATATACAAGAAAAAGCGTCTATTTGATTTATTGCTGTTTCAGTAGTAGAAGACAAAACTACATCAACAAAAGGGCTGTCAGTAGCAAGTATTCCTTGAATATTTACAGTTTGTGTAAAAGGTGCATTGCCACTTACATCAGCCCAGTTTGCAGCTAATAATGTAGCAGTATATTGAGCAGTGGTAGCTTTAGAATTAAGCTGAGTTGTTACTGAATCTTGAGACATTACATCAGTTGTACTTGATCCGGTTGTTTGTACTATAACTGTTTTATTAGCCTCAGATGCAATACCTGACAGTTTTGTCTTTTCTTCAGTTGTATAGTCTTCTGTAGATAATCCTTTGCCTTGAACAGCGTCTACTTTTCCACCAAGTGCAGATGTAACTGAATTTTGCGACATTACATTTGCAGTACTATCTCCTGTAGTTTGCAGTACAATCGGAATTGTAAGGTTAACTTTATTATTTTGGTCTGGAGTAGTTTCTGTGTTATTAACTTTTACCCCTTGTATTCCTGCTCTGCCATCCATAACAGCAGTCAACGTAGCATCAATAACTTCTCCAGCAAATTTAGATCTATATTTTGCCATAATTTCCCCCTATTTAATTAGTCACAATAAAGTATCTATCATTAAAGTCTACAAAATCTTCATCATCAGAAGTAACGAAATATCTATCATAATCGTCTCCACCCCCTGAAGAATAAAGAGCAATGTATTTTAGAAGCATTTCTTCTCTAGATTGAGGCTCAAGATTTACAATATCTTCTTTGATTGGATTATATGAGTTAGCTCTTAAATATGGTTCTAACCATTCAGGTATCCTACCCATAATGTTCTCCTTATTAAAATATTGAATTAATTTTATTCTTTAGTATAATTACTATTGCGTAGTCCGTGGCGCGGGTTCATCTTAGATTTCTCTCAAGTTTTGAGAAGAATCGAGGTGATTAAATGCTCGACTTAGATTTAATTTGGTTTATGTTTGATATATTCCAATTTGTTTATTGTGAATTGAAATATTTTCTAAGCATAACAAATAAAAATAAGCGGCGCCCACGCACCAATCGTGGACGTCGTTATAAAAACAAAAAAGATTAAAACGATGAACCCGTAAACGGATTACGCCCTTATTATATCCATCTAGACTTCAAATGTCAAGTCTGATTTCTTATTATTTTATCTTGTTAGATATACCTGGTAACGATTCTATATCAGTGTTTATTCTAGTGTTTATATTCGATATCTTACTTTTAGCAGTCTGCTCATCTTCACTATACCATTTCATTCGATATTCCTCGAGAGACATTGCTCCCATTTGTACATCAAGTCTGTCTTGTTCTCTTTTGGTAGCATTACTTTCAATGATGCTGTCATCAAAATTAATAGTGATCTTTTTTGGATCTGGCACATTAAAAATATTGAAATATTTCCCTATATAGATGATAAGCTCAACCATCTCTGTAAGAGCATCTTCCAAAGGATTTTCATGTTTGTTAATTGTACGGAATAGATCTGAGTTTTCTGATACTACTTCTGTAGCTGTTTTGCCAACAAGGACCTCTCCCATTCTGTAGTAATTTCTTCCGAATCCTAGTTTCATACATAAAACGTCAAGGTGAGTTTGTATAGCAGTTCTCAATTCATCTACTCTCAGTGTGCCATTAACTTCTTGGACATAGTTGTTTGAGTTTTTACCTTCAAAACTTCCATCAAGCAAATAAAAGACAACATCTTGAGGATCAAATGCGTTTCTAAATCCTTGACTATTAACTTTTAAAGCATCTTGAGTAACAAATAATCTTTTTCTACCATTTTGGATTTCATTCGTAAAACTATCATAAGTTAAATCCAAAGCTTTTATTGTATCTATTGAGTTAGCATATATGGGTAATCCAAACGGGCTTTCCATATCTATATTATTTACTATTGCAGTTTTTATTGGAATAAACCATCTACGCTTACTACCAGTACGTATTTCAAACGGCAAATTATCTAATTCTATAGGATCAAGTCTTCCACAACTATCAGATTTGAATCGATAATTGTTAATGATATATTCCCCATTTTCATCTTTTCTATGGACTTGTACATTCTTAATCAAAGAAGGTTTCTCATCTAGTCCTATTCTTATAACTTCTTCACTTACAAACGCACATTCATATATTCCTTTACTACCAAATGATAATGGGAAAATATTGTTAGCAGTTATAAATTGAATATTAATCCCTAAATCTTCATCAGGAGAAACTAATATACAACACATGCCTAATGCAAAGACTTTTTCTATTGCTTGATTCGCTCGGATATTGAATTTGTTCTTCCTTAAAATGTCATTCACTATTTTGTCAGATTCTTTATTATCCAAAGTTATAGATACTTTTTCATTCATGATTAAATCTGCAAAATTCTCACATATCATTTTTGCGATGTTTAAAGAATACCTGTTTCTATAAATCTTCTGGTCTCCATTATAGACGTAATATTTATGAAATTCGTCTATATATCCATGGTACCAATTCATATAGTTTAAAATTGCTTCATGGCCTTTATGAAGATTATTTGTGTCGTATCCTATTTGTTTGAAGAAATCATCTAATGTCATAAATTCCTCTTTCTTAAATAACTAACATATGTTTCTTTGGACTAGGCTTTAGCTCTTCTGTCATAATTTGCTCAAAAGTAGACAAATATCTTGCAAATGCATATTCAAAAGCGTCAAGTACGTCTACATTAAACGTACCGTCATCTAGTCTTGTATCTTCTTTATTAGGATCCCATATAGCACTTTCTAGAGATTCTATAAAATTCTCGCATCGTTGATGAATTTTTATCCTATGAGTTGCAAACATACTGCAAGTAAATGAAATTCTATTCTTTATTTTATATTTGTAACAATCTTCTATTCGTATATTAATATTTTTTCTTATGAAAAATCTTTGTAATCCTTTAGTAATTACCTGCCCTAAACCTCCCCAATCTGCACAAACACTTCCTACATAATTATATTTGTTAACAATTTTTACATAAAATTCATAAAATTTTTCATACATTTCTTCCGGTGAATTTACGCCATTAATTACTAGCTCATCCAACACATACATACAATTATAATTTCTACCAATACCAATACATATAATAGCGGTCTTGCTCTTGGAAGCGCCATAATCAAGCCCAAAAGTAACAGAGGAAATATCAAATATATCAATATGCTCAACAATAAACTTGTTCTTATTATTTGCAAAGTAGGAATAAATAAGTCCCTCAGCAGAAACCCATTTACCAAGAATAAATCTATCATAAAACACCCCCGTAAACTGGGATTTAAGAGTATTTACTGTTTGTTCAGATAACGCAGTGTTATCTTCTAATGCAAAGTGATAGACAGAAACACTCTTTTCTTCTCGTTTGTCTATAAACTCTTTTTTTAGCCAATGAGAAGGAGAATCAGGGTTTGTGGTAGCTAATAAGAAGGCACCTTTAGAGGTCAAACGAGTCAAAAGCATATTATAAAATTCTTCAGTAAATAACGTTACCTCATCGCAATATGCTCCCATTAATGTCATACCACGAATCTTATTTTCAGCTCTTACATCATTTACCCCCTCTAAATATATTTTATGGTCGAGGAATGAAGCTTCTTTTCTAGTTATTGAATAATCAAATAACCCATCAGCCATATAAGAAAGACAATTAAGGCAGTTACGTTTGAGAGATGTAACTGTCTTACCAACCATTAGAAAATCCATACCTTTAGGAGATATACCAACTAACTGAAGCCAAGCAAATAAAGAAACATACGTCTTTCCAGAACGTACGCTTCCTTCGAGGATATTTTGAAATTTTAATCTGCGATTTCTTACATCTTCTAAAAACTCTAGCTGCTTAGGAGAAAATGAAAATTCTTCCATTAACTACTGTTCGTATCCCAAAACTTGTTCAAAGCTATATATGCATTAGCTTTAAACGTATCTACATTATTTTCAACAGATTTAGAATTCAAGTCTAAACATACTTCAGCCATGTGTTTAAGAAGATTAGGTGATTCGTTTCTTCTAACTTGCAAATTCTCATAAATATCCATTCTGTCATAATATATACATGTATCAACAGATTGGCGAAAATTTCTCCCACAAAATGTATATTTACATGTTTCATCAAGCTCATCTACATCGATAAATGAAAAGAAATCAACATATCTATCAATACAATAGTTTTTCTGATCTTTCATTATATCCACTTGGTTAGATAGAGTAAAAAGTCTGAAATTTTCTTCATTAAATACAGTCTTTTTCTTTAAACTCTTAGTTGAAGTTTTTATTTTTTCGTTTAAAGTGCAACCATATGTTACCTTACACCAATCTTGCAATTGGCTTAATGTACATTTGAAGAAACCTGTAAGAACCTCAAGAGGTATAGGCTTCTTTATTTTAACGAATTTTTCAAAAAGTTTTTTATCAATATGGACTTTGCCATTAACAAAATTCTCCATATTAACATTATAACACATTATTTCATGGTTTCAATATATTTTTTTATATACTTTTTCACATTTTTATACTTTTTTCACTATTTTCACAAATACTATTGAAATAAATCGTGTAATATTGTACAATGCAAACTCCTCTAGAGGCACTTCCTTCGCTTTTTCTTTACAACATACTCAACATAATTCTTATGAAAATAACTATCGACTTTTTGTCGGTAGTTGTTTTTTTCTGGATATTGGAGTACAATAATAGCGTAACCCTTGTACGGGTTGATTACCAAAGTTTTATGATAATAACAACCACATTACCGGTGCGGTTGTTATTTTTCTTTTCCTGATAAATAAATTTAAAAATATCAAAGACAAGACGAATAATATCGAAAAACAACATATACATCACCCCCTCATTATAAAATGAGAAAAAGGCAATGAACCCGCACTTTAAGGGCTATGCATCTTGTTGTAATTCTTCAATTGTTTTTAAAATACATTCCTCTACATTGTATATATTATATATATCTTTTCTATGAGCAACAGAAATAATAAGTATGATAATTTTGTTACTGTCAATTTTGGCTAAAATCCTGTAATTCCCTACTCTGTATCTCCAAAGGTTGTGCAAAGTACCTTCGAGCCCTTTGCCTTGAAAGTAAGGATTTTCGCGTCCATCAAGATTTCTATCTACCCAACTTACTATTCTTCTGGAAATAAATTTATCAAGTTTTTTTAATTGTTTTTCTGCCTTTTTACTATAAACAACCTTGTATTTTTTATTCATTTTAATCCTAGATCTTTACAAATCTCATCGTGAGAACAAGTTGATAGAGTTCCGTTTTCTAGATCTTTTTCAAATTCTTCAACTTCTTTGATATCTAACATATCTTCCATCTTTTCAAAAAAAATATCTTTTAAATAAGTTGAGACTCCTTTCCCTTCAAATTTTGCAGCTTTTTCTATAAGTTCTTTATCTTGTTGAGAAACTCTTAAAGTTATGATTGGCATATCTCTACCTCCATGAATACATTGTATTACAAATTGGATTATATTGTCAAGTATCGGCACGATTTACTTACGAATTTACAGACTACATTTTTAAGTACGTCAATAGATTAGTTACGCTAACATTTCGTATAATATGTATTTTATGAAATCGATTTTGTTGATTTCTATTGGGTTTTCAAATATAATGATAAAAATACGAAATTTAACCCCATTAAAATACGAAATCGGAGTGTAATATGCCCAATAAAAAAACAATTGCTCTTTCTAAAGAACAATATCAAAATATAATAAATACTATGAGAAAAGGTTCGTCTTTTTTTAAACCTAATGAACGAATTGCTACTTGCTTAGTTTTGGAAGCTAACTTGGGATTAAGAATTAGTGATATACTTAATCTCAAAATGTCAGATATCATTAAAGACGGTGATAGATATAGATTGGATATTACTGAAAAGAAAACTTCAAAAAAAAGATCATTCACTGTTCCTCTACCAATTTATCAATATATCCAAATCTATTGTATGAGAAACAATATAAAAGACAATGATTTAATATTTAAAATGACAGAACGAAATGTTCAGCACTATATCAAAAAAGTTTCTGAATACTTAGGTTATCAAAATATCAGCACACATAGTTTCAGAAAATTCTTTGCTACTGAGATTTATCTAAACAACAAATATAACATAATTTTAGTTCAACAACTCTTACAGCATAGCTCTCCTTCAATTACTCAAAGATACATAGGTATAACTTCTAAAGATATAGAAAATGCATTATCAAATCATGTTTCTTTGATTTGATACATAACAATAATTATCTATTTATTTGTATACAAATTTGTATGAGAATATATTATACAGTGGTTGATTTGGTAACAAAAAAAGTTATATAATTTGTTGGTAACTAAAGTTTAAATTTACTTAGTAAATTTGATAGTAAATATTTACTTGAATTTACCAATTAACTTGTACAAGTAAAATAGAACAAATGTAGGAGAATTAAATGACAGATAACGAAAGCAATTATGTAACAATAAAAGAATTTTCTAAGATGGCTGGAGTAAGCACTCAAAGGATTTATCAGATGATTAGTAGTGACTTAAAAGACTTCTGTAAAGTGTTTGGAAAGGTGAAAAAGATAGATATTAAAGCATTGAAACTATTTGGTAAATTATCGAATCAAAAAACCAATAATATTGCAAATAATAACCAAGTGGTAATAGACGCATTACTTGCACAACTAGAAACCAAAGATAAACAAATATTTGAATTGCAAAATGTCATAAAAATTATGCAAGAACAGCATCTTGCACTTACCAAATCTCTTTCGAATTCTCAAGCTTTACATGCAGGAACCATAAAAGAGCATATTGATTCATCAACAGCAAACAATGAGACCAAACAAACAAAAAGAAAAAACTTGTTCTCTTGGCTCTTTGATAAAAGATAATCAAAGTAAATTGAAAATATAAAACATTTTTGATAATATGGGCTTAGCGGGAATTAGTCCGAAATGGGCGGTTAGTCACTACCTCTAAAGTGAGGTGATGACTTATGAATATAGATTTACTATTGATATTATTTATCTTTATAGTTTTCTATAAAAGCATAAAAAAATAACCGCTACTTGTTGAAGAAGTAAGCGATTATCATTTAATTTTAGCTTACAAATTTAAAATGGACTAACCGCCTTTTAAGCGGGATTCCTGCTATTATTATATGCATTGAAATACAAATGTCAATACGACAACTAACAAATTATCCATTTTACATATTTTTCTTGACATAACTGTCCATAATTATATAATATTAACCATAAATCGACTATCTGAAGGGGTGATGGTTATTAAAACTCTATTGGGATTCAGAAACATGAAACAAATAGATACTGAAATTTCTAAAATTAATATAGCTTTGGATATATCTAACTCTAACATCGATAGTATAGCTTCAAATACTATTTCTAAACCTTCTCTCTCTGATGTACATTTTCCTAAAGAATATAACGATTCTACTTTCGTAAAATTCGTAGAAGATGTTCAGAAAATTCGTAATAAACAATCTTATCTCCAAAAGCGTCTTGATTCCGTTCTAGCTATCAAAAACGCCATTAATAACTCTATCTCTAAAACCCCTGAATCTGATGCTTCTAAAATCATTTACTCGTATTTTGTCAACTGTGAAAAAGTCTCTAAAATAGCTTCAGATATGTCTATGTCATCTGCACTAGTATACAAGTTTATCAGCTCTTTCTTCGATTCAATTAATGATCTCGCTAAAGCACACTAATCTCCTGTAAATCTTGTGAAAATCTATAATCTCTATTCTCTATTCTCTATTCTTTTAAACTAAATTGCTGTCATGTTTCTAACAGCATGTTCAATAAATTTGTTTAAGCTTATTCCTTGTTTATTGGCTATTATTACGGCTTTTTTGTGTAACTCAGGATCAATTCGCACATTGAAGTTACCTTTAAATGGTTTCTCAGGAACAGTTTTATTCTTTTTGCAAGTTTCTAAATATTCATCCACAAAATTGTGAAAATTTTCAATTAATTCTTTAACTGTTTGCCCTTCGTAAATAATCAATGATTTTATTCCAATGACTTTGCCGTATAAACAATTATCATCTTTGGAAAATTCTACCGTACCCTGATATCCTTTATATTCTAGAATATCTTTCATATTAAATTCATCCCCTATCAATAATATATAATACTACGATTTAATGCGACAACTTAAAAAGTGCATATTGATTTAAACTAATCCCTTCTTTCCTCGCATTCTCTACTAAAATTTTGTGGAGAGTTTTTGGTACTCTCAGAACAAATTTACCACTGTATTTCTCATCATCGTTCACAGGTGCAGGAATATCCATACCCTCTTTTATCATTTCACTAATGTGTAATTTCATAGCTTCCCTTATATTTCTGTAAGCTTCCTCTAAAGTAGATCCATCACTCATGCAGCTTGGCAATTCTTCAACTGAAGCAAAAAAATAATGGCCACTTTCATCATTCATCTCTTGAATTGATATCTTGTAAGGTAATTTCATATAATCTTTCAATTTCATATTATATCCCCCTCCATCATTTTAAGCGTTTTCTTGATATAAACAGATTTCATAGGATCTTGCACAGGTATAGTCAAGGATTCTTGTGTTTGAACATTTTTAAATCTCTTGTGAGATCCTTTCTGACGGGTTGCATAAAACCCATTATGATTAAGAACTTTCTCCAATTCACAGAATCTTATACCATTTGGTTTATTCCTCATCTTTAAAACAATCTTTTCAATGTCTGACATTTAAACCCTTCTCATAGTACTATATATAATATCACAAATAAATACTTTTGTCAACTAAAATCTGTAAGTTTATGAAAAACCTAATAGATACATTTTAAGGTCATCCTTAGTTAGCTGGGATACACGACACCCACCCCTATCTCCCGGGGGGTGTATAGGGGGTCTCTCTAATACACAACTCACACAAAAAAATGTAACACTAAAAAGTAACAACAAAACAAAAATATCTTGACAACCACAACACGCAAACAACAAATATTCATTTGTAACAATGCACAAAAACTATTCAAAAACAATTATAAAATTCTATGTAGATTTTCTCAAAAAAATCGAAAAAACACTTGACTTTTGCGCGTACCAAGCGTATAATAATATTATACTAAATGAAGAAAGGAGTTAGTAAAATGAATGTAGTTTGAAATGTGAAAAAACTGATACAGTTTATACTTAAACGTAGAAAACGACACGCAGTAAAATAATTAAAAAATGGGGGTGTTTTATTTTGAAAGTTACGTTGCATTCTTTAGAATTAAAAATACCTTATCAGCTATTCAAAAGGGTTAAGATAGCGGCCGCCGCAATGAATATACCAAATTCCAGATTCATCAGAGAGGCGATTCATGATCAACTTATATCAGTTGATTTCAAGATAAATATGAGCTTTTTTAGGGTGCTTGAAAGAGAAAAAAAAATATCTCCAAAAACTGGAAGATCGTATCATATTGTCAGAGTACGTGTCAGTACACAATTTAGAACTTTAATGAAAATATATGCAGCCGAAAGAGATATAACAACAATACAATTGGTAAATTATGCATTAAATGAGAAATTAAATAGAGAAGGATATTAAATAAAAAGGAGTTAAAATGAAAACAATAACAAAAGAAATAAAATTATACAGATACAATGAATTATCAGAAGAAGCAAGAGAAAAAGCAAACGAAGAATATCTAGAGATTAATCGTTATGGAGATTATTTCGAAGAACTAGTAAAATATGATTTAAAGTATGCAAAAGACTGTGGATGGATTGAAAATATCAAAGTAGTATACGATTTAGGATATCGTCAGGGTGATTATGTGGATATAATTGGAAGTATATACTTTGAAGACTTGAACAACGAACTCAAAAAAAGATTTTGCAAAGGATTAAGCAATGAAGAATTAAATTTTTTTAAGCAGTTCGAAAAATATTCAGAAATTTGTTTTAGAGAACTTTATGTTGGTTCCAATTGTGTTGAGATAAACATTCAATTAAGCGCAACCCCCGAGGAAATGTATGATTTAGGACTAGACAACGATTTTAAATTTGAAGATCAAGAAAAATATTATAAAATATCTCCAAAAATAGAGAAAAATATAGAGGAATGGCACGACGAAATTTGTGAAGAATATCAAGAATTAGGATACATATATTTTTACGAAGCAGACGAAGACGAAATTAAAGAATATTACGAAGACACAGAACAGTTATTTTTAGAAAACGGCGAAATGTACGAAGAAGAATAAAATAAATAGTTAGTTGTTACTAGCAACTAACTAGATATTCAAAAACTTATTAAAAAAGATTATTAATTCACATTGTGCATTGTATGTGATAGTTAGAACTATATTTTTATTTTACAGATAAAAAAACAAAAGTCAAGCAAAAAATTGAAAGGTGGTGAAAAAAATATGTATGGTATTGAAATACCAAGTGATTTTAAAAATAAGGATATTAAATAAAAAGGAGTTAACATGGAAAAGAAAAGAACTACAAAAGTTTTTATAAATCACAATTTTAAAAAAATAATTGAGGTTGGGTATTGCGATTTGCAATTTTTTTTAAAACACGAATCACCTAAATATTACACTCGAGGTATTTACGGTTGGAACGCTGATATTTATACATTTGGAGACATTGCATTGTCCACGGGTTACAGACCGTTCGGGAACATTAAACTGAAAAGCGATGTTATACAAGACCTAGAAAATAAATCCAAAACAAACAATTTAGATGTTTATAAAACATTGCATTCAATTTTAGAAAACAGCGACATGTATATAGAAAAATAGTAAGTAGTTGGCCTAAACAACTACTTACGAAAATACATTTCTAAACATCCAACGCAACAAATTTTTGTTGTGATGCGCGGTAATTAATTATAAACACACTAAAAAATAAAAGTCAAGCAAAAAATTGGAAGGTGGTGAAAAATATGTATGAAATCGAAATACCAAGTGATTTTAAAAGTGAAGATGAATTTCTTGATTATATAGAAAAAACATTTCCAAGGTTTGACGGTAATCTCGGAAATGCAATAGAAGTCTATCAAAAGCTTCTATTGGGTATTATATAAGAAATTTTCAAAAATGTCAAGTGTCGAGAAATAAAATTTGGTGTTGATAAAAGTAAATGAATAGTTTAAAATGTACAAAAGCTTTTAAAAAGCTAGATAAAATATATACAATGTGTGGTTTACAATGTTTTTTGAAGAAATTATTTTAGTGATTTTCATAAGGATAAAAGTACGAAAAAAAGAAACATTCATGAAAGACATGATGAAGAGATTTGAGCATGGAAATAAGAGCGCAAAAATAGATCCTGAAGATATGATGGAAATATTTAGGAGATGAATATGAGTACACTATACAATCTAACTACAGAGTATAAAAAAATACTAGATATGGCTTTAGGAATGGACGAAATTGACGATGAAACATTCGAATATATAAAGTCAATTGATGATGCTATCGAACAAAAAATAGAAAATGTAACCTATGTAATAAAAGAACTATCAAACAATGTGGAAATAATAAATCAAGAGATTGATAGACTAGAATCAAGAGCGCACAAATACTATAAAAACTTAAAATCTCTTAAAGAATATATAATCAGCACAATGGAAATTTCAGGTAAAAAGAAAATAGAGACTCCGAAGGTTACAATTGGAGTCCGTAAAAGTGAAGTAACTGAGATTGATAGTGATTTTATAGACGAAGCGAGAGAAAATAACTTATACAAATTGTTGAGGATGATACCGGCTAGAGTAGAGCCTGACAAAGCAGCGATTAAGGAATATATCAAACAAGGTAATAAATTAAACCATGCAAAAATAATTGAAAAAAAGAATTTAAATATAAGATAAGGAGATACGAAATGAACAAAACGAATGTATACGGGAAATTATCGAAAATAAGATTTGAATTACAGAACAAGAAATTAAAGAAATCAGGGCACAACAAATTTGCAGGGTTCAAATATTACGAATTAGGGGATATTCTACCTACAATCAACGAATTGTCAGATAAATATGGAGTTGTGAACATTATTAGTTACAACAGAGAAGAAGCTATTTTAGAAATAATTGACATTGAAAATTCAGACTCAAGAATCACAATCAAGAGCCCTATGAGCGAACTAACTCTTAAAGGAGCGCACCCTATTCAGAACCTAGGAGCTATTGAAACATACCAAAGAAGATATTTATATCTCACAGCATACGAGATTGTGGAATCAGATTATTTAGATGCGATACAAGGTAAAAGTACAAAAAAGCTATTACAAGCTATACGAAACAGTGCAAAAATTAAGAATAAGAGTGAAAAAGAAATACAAGAAAACTTAGAAAAAAAGTATAACAAGAAATTAGATAAACTCAATAATGAAGAAATAAGGCAAGCAACCGAGCAACTAGAAAAATGGTTAGAAGCTAGCTAAAAAAATAGAATGGTCTGGATGTTCCAGACCATTCTTAAATAAAGAAAGAAAGAAAGGAAACCAAAAACGAGAAATTACTAAAACTTTTGATGATATTTTAGATTGCTACACAATCAATCACGATATCAAAGGCGCATTGGTTGAATTCATAAAAATGCGTCAGAGATTCTAAATTTTAATTCCCTTTCTGCTTGTTATTATCTCATAATAAAAAAAAAAGTCAATAGTAATTTCGAAAAAACAATAAAAAATATTGACTTTTAAAGTTGAAACATGCAGAATGTAAAAATAACCTAAAACGAAGGAAGGAGATGAAAAAAAACAAAAGCCCTCCCACAAGCTTTTGTTACTCAACATAAATCCAGAAAATTACAAATCCAATAATAATATTCCGGCAAACCTTAAAATTCAAAAAAGGCCCCCAAAAAAAGGAACAACGGCCCCCAAAAAAAGGAACAACAAATCCCAAAATATAAATTAGAAAAGGCCCCCGAAAAAAAGGTTATGTAAACATTATATCTTCTATTTTCCAAAAAAACAACTGCTTTTTTGTCGAAATAATAAAATTTGGATATATAAACAAAAAAATAAAGAAAAACAAAAGAAAGGTATATATATGCAACAAAATTTTATACAGGTAAACAAAAAAATTTTAAAATCACTGGGACCTACTGAAGCGATAGTATTAGGATTTCTGATGAAACAATACGAACGATATAAGGAAAGCGGAGAAAAAAATGGTGGTTTGGTCCGAGCGTCAGTGAAAAATATTCAAGAATTCACAAATTTTAGTAAATACCATCAGAAAAAAGCAATCAATAAGCTCAAGGAGTGTGGATTAATAGAAACAAAATTTGGGAGTCCTACTGATCAGAGATATGTAAAAATCAATGACGTCAAATTATTAAATTTTTTAGGGGGGAATTAATTATGTCAGTTTTTCGCGTAAACAAAACAAAAAATTATACAGTAATTTCTAATTACCATCTTAAAGAAAAGGGTATGAGTTTAAAAGCTAAGGGTTTGCTGTCTATTATGCTTTCATTACCTGAAGATTGGGATTATTCAATAGTCGGGCTCGCAAAATTGTCAGCAGATGGCAAAGATAGTGTCATGAGTGGTTTGAAAGAATTAGAAAAATTTGGGTATTTAGTTAGGTCTCAAATAGTAGATGAAAAAGGCCGTTTTGTGCAAACTGCATATAATATCTACGAAAAACCCCATCAATTTTCTCCGTATGCGGAAAACCCGGATGCGGGTTTCCCGAATCCGGGTAATCCGCCACAATTAAATACTAATATATTAAGTACTAAAAAAATAAAGAAAGTAAGTAAGGGGGAAAACGAAAAAGAATTCACCAGGAATGGAGAAGAAGTCTCCCCTACCCCATCTGATCAAAAGAAATGTTTTGTAGAATTCGATTCTCTAGGTAAACAATCGAACAACAATAGTGATGACTCTTTAATTGCAGATGAATCGAAAAAAGAAAGAAAAAAAGTTCCGGCAAAAAAGAAAGAAAAGCCGAAACGAGAAATTACTAAAACATTTGATGATATTTTAGATTGCTATACAAGCAATCACGATATCAAAGACGCATTAGTCGAGTTCATAAAAATGCGTCAAAGAATTCGGAGACCTCTGACTAATAGAGCTCTTGCACTGAATTTGGAAAAGCTCGATGAGCTTGCTTCCGCCGATTCAGAAAAATTAAAAATTGTCCAGCAAACGATTATGAACAGCTGGCAGAGTTTCTATGGGATTAACGATTTTGGCAAGTTTAAGAAAAAATCCCCTTCTTACGATCTGGAAAAGTACAAGGAAGAATCCAATCAGATCAAAAAAGATTATGGAGATTCATACACAATGACCATCGGTTGGGGTGATGATTAACTATGAATTTCATGGAAATAATCGACTCAATTGAAACAAAAGCATCAAAAAGCATTTCCAGAAATCCCGGTGATTACTTGGATGAAAATGGGTTATTAGTTTGTGGTAAATGCAATTCTAGAAAACAGTGTGTAGTTGAGTTTATGGGGAAAATTAGAAAACCGTTTTGTCTTTGCAATTGTGAGACTGAGAAATTTGAACTACAAGGTAAAGAGATAATCGAAAGTGAAAAAATCAGAGAGATTAACAACATGAGATATCTTGGATTCCACGATAAAAGTATGATGAATTTCACGTTTGAAAAAGATGATGAATCAAACCCAAACTTATCTCTTACAGCAAAAAAGTATGTAGAAAATTTTCCAAAGATGATTGAAAGTGGTAAAGGTCTCCTTTTGTTTGGTAACGTTGGTTCAGGCAAAACTTTCATTGCATCATGCATAGCTAACTCGTTAATTGACCAAGGATATCCATGCATGGTTACAAATTTTTCTCGTATCATAAACACTTTGAGTGGGATGTACGAAGGCAAACAAGAATACATAGACAATCTGAATAAATTTGATTTACTAGTGATTGATGATTTAGCAGCTGAGAGAGATACCGAGTACACGAACGAGATTATTCTCAATGTCATTGACAGCAGATACAGGAGCAAAAAGCCATTGATAGTGACAACTAATCTAACAGCTGAGGAAATACATAACCAAAAAGACATAAGAAAGCAAAGGACTTACAGCAGGTTACATGAGATGTGCATCCCTATTGGTGTTTACGGAAATGACAGGAGAGAAAAGGGAAAATTGAGTGACAATGAATACTATTTTGATTTGCTAAAAATAAAAAAGCCCTCTAAAAGCCCCTAAAACGCAAAATAAAACACAAAATGATTAATTCACCAGCAAAGTGATAAAAATCGATTCTAGACCCATTAGAAGCCAAAAGAGAGGCATTCAAACGTAACTAAAAAAGTCCAAAAAAGAATAAGGAGGGAAAAATGGCAGTATCTGTACAAATCACTTTGATTATTTGCTTGACTGTTTTAGCTCTTACATTCATGTCAAAATTCATTGATGATGAATGACCTGAAAATCTCCATAAATGGCTTTAAAACATCAAAAACATAAATCTATACCAATAAAATGCAAAAAACGATTTTAGACCTATTAGAAGCCAAAAGAAAGGTATTTGAACATGTATGAAAATATACTTCTCGATATATTACCAAAAGAATATGAGGGATATTTAATAAATTATTCATTCAGAACAGGAATTTTAATATCTCAAGCATTGAGTGATATAGAAACATTCAAAGATGACGACGATGGTCGTATGGAGCGTCTTTTTACTGGATTTAATCTTCTATTTGGCAAAGGATTACCTCCATTCAAAATTGCTCTGAATGGTCTCAAATGGTTTATGAGCTGCGGAGCATCTGAAAATAAAGAAATCAATTCTAAAAACAGCAACGAATATTTTTCGTTTGATGCTGATAAAGATCGTTTGTTTAGTAGTTTTATGGTTAAGTATGGGATTAATTTAAACAGAGATGATTTGCATTTTTTTGAATTTATAGCTTTATTTAATGACCTTTCAAAAACTTCGTTCAGAAATGTTGTAGATTTAAGACAAATGAGCAACAAAGAATTAAAAAAATTTAGTAAAGAAGACAGAATAGAGATACTAAAACAAAAAAAATATTTCGCAATTAAGAAAACTCTAAATAACAAATTTACAGAAGAACAAACAAAATCAATAGACAAATTTGACAAATTAGTAGGAATCTATTGATTTATTATTAATATTGATATTTCAAATTTTAAGCCAAATGAAAAGCTACCGTGCTCAAATCACGGTAGTAATCCATAATAATACAACCATTATGAGATGAACCCGTCACCAGGTTACGCTATTATTATATCCAATCAAAAAAAAAGTCAAATTGTAATTTGTTTAATTTTCTTGTAGAATCTTGGAGGCGTGATTCGTAAGCACGGGTTTATCGCTTTTTCGTTTATCTAAACGAGAAAAGAGGTGATAAACTATGTTTTTGGAATTGATCCAAACTATTATTTTTTTAATTTCTTTGATTGTTCAAATCTTAGAATACAAGAAAAATAACCGTGCTACCAACACGGTCATTATAATTGTCTTTTTAGATTAGTTATAAACCCGTGCAACGAGTTACGCTATTATTATATCCACTCAAGAAAAAAAGGTCAATACAAGAAACTACTGTGTTTGAGCACAGTAGCAGAAAAGATACATAGAAAATATTATGACAGGAATAACGAATCCCACTTATTAAGTGGTGGTATAATTGTACTATTTGAATCAAAAAAGTCAAATTGAAATTTGTTCAGTTTTTTTGTAGAATCGTATAAGCGTGATTTGGGAGTGCGGGTTCATCTTTAATTTTCTCGAGTTTCGAGGAAAAGCGAGGTGATTAAATGCTCGATTGGATTTGGTTTTTCTTTGATGTGTTTCAATTCATTTATTGTGAATTAAGACATTATCATCAAAGTAATAAAAAATACAAAAACAATAGACGCCCGCGGAAGCAACGCGGTCGTCAAAAATACAATAAACGATAATTTTTGATGAACCCGTGACCAAGTCACGCTTTTATTATACTCCAAATTTGCAAAAAAGTCAATAGTAACTTTAGTTTTTTAATATTATTTCAGCTTTAGTGACCATACCATGAGCCAAATCTATAGATTGATATCTAAGATATCCTGTTTTTTGATCAGACTGCACTTGAAGGATTTTCCCATCTGATGTTTTAAATTGTTCTCCATTCGATGTGATGAAATTTACAGGTTTGCTCAAATTAAACTTAGTGTATTTCCCTGTTTCTTGACCTGTACATACGTATTCTATTTTGTAAACAGTTGATTCTGAATTGAAATCTGCAATATTTTGTATAATATTATTTATATTCTGCGATTTTAGTTTTAAATCATTGATACTAATGTTTTTTATATCAGTATTCCTAGATGTTTGAGTTTCGTTATTAAATTTTGATTCTTTATATATTTTGGCTTCAATTGTATGGTTATTACCAATTATAGATCCAACTTTAGAATACAACACACCACTTTCAATAACTTGTAGACCTATATCACTTTCAATTGTGTCAGGATCTACTGGATTTGGGAACATTACAGTTTGAATTTTACCTGGATCTAAATCCAACGTTGCAATTTTTTCACTTGAAGATGATATATCGTAATTATACAAATCGTAATTAATTTTTAAGATATTTATATCTTCTTCTTTATTAACTGGATCAAATATTTCGTTAGAATCTATAACTTGACTAACTTTTTGAGGATGCATAACAATTTTTATATCTAATGACCTATTGTCATATAACATTGCATCTGAAATTAACAGAACTCTTTGCAATGCTTCTCTACATGACATAACTGGCAAGTAACCTGTTAGGTATACATATCTTAAAGAATCATCTACATAAACTTTGCTCAAATCGATGTTAGTAGTATGGAATATATTGTATATCAAGTTATAAGAATTATCATTTGGACCTCCTTCATACATTTCAGTACTAATAAATTTATACTTATCGAGTCTTCTTAAGATAGTAGATAAATCGAATGTGACTCTATTTTCAGATTCATATTTTATATTGTCTATATAGTATTCTCCGAACTGAATATTAGTACGATATTCATCATCTTCTGTAGTCCTTATTGATGCAGAAATGGTAATTTTAGTATCATCGTTTATATAACTTCTAATGCTTTTGTCACTAGAGATACTGAATTTATCGTCTGAGTATATAGTCAATTTTGATGTATCAATAGGAAGAGTGTTGCAAAAATATGGAGTTTCTTCTGTAACTATTAAATCAGTAATATCATTATTATCCCAATAGTAAGTAACTCCAAAATTGACTCCGTGGAGATGTGCAAATCTAAATGGAAACCAACTTTCTAAAAAGTAGATATTTACTCGTTTTATGGATTCTCCACTCATATAAACTATAATTGAACTATCACTAATATTATCTATTATGGATTCACGATTGTTCTCAGGATTATCAGATACATACTCCACTCTTATTTTTTTAGGATAGGTATTATATTCTTCAAAAGGGTTATCACCAAAATTTAAAGATAATGCGTAAAATCTAGCATTCCCGTTAGTTTTAATAGAGCTAACTAGAACATCACTAAATTGGCAATTAGAATCTGACAACTTATTACTCATAAATGGGATATTATTGAATAATAAAGTTTCATCTATGGTTTGCATGCTGGAATCTAATATAGTTTTGTTTAATTCCAATGTCATGAAATCAAAAAAATCATTAAAATTATTTTTCAATAAAGAAATATTAGCAAACGATTGGTTACATTGGGAACTGAAATCGAATGATTCAGATTTTTCATTAATCATCTCAAATTTTACTGAGGGATTTGTTATAAGCATTTAGTACCTTTTGTATAATTTTTTGGTTGACAAACCAGTAATTATATAGTATTATAACAAATATATTCTTACTTTTCAAAGGTGATCGATATTATTCATTTAAGAGATTGGATTCATACTAAACACCATGGCACAGATATAAGGATCAAATTTAATGTCAATAAGTTAAACTCTAAATTTGAGAACATGCATCAAAAACTAACTGAAGAGATAAGAAAAGACACTTCAGAGTATGTCCCCTATGCAAGTGGTTATTTAGACAAAAGTGCACATATAATAAATGCTGGAGAAAATAGGAAAGAAATTGTTTGGGATACTCCATACGCAAGATTCCAATATTATGGGAGAGTTATGAGGGATTCGTATGGTAGGACATCTGTTGGTAAGGGAGAAAAGAAGCCATATGTTTCAAATAAAATGAGATACTCAAAAGACATTCATCCAAAAGCTACTTCATTCTGGACAATTGCGTCAAAAAATCAGCATATGGGAGAATGGATTGAAAAAGCTAAGAGGTTTTTCAGTGATTAAATCAGATTTAGAAGATATAATGACTACTGTTATAAATATTATAAACCAAGCTCCTTGTATGCCTTCTGATATTAAATCAAAAGGTGGAGTTGATATTAATACTTCTGAGCCAAGAGCTAGATCTCTAAGTATTGCTGGCATAAATAATGTCAGGAAAACTCAGGAATATGTAAACGGTTGTTATACAGGGGCTTGGCAGTTTAGACTTTCATATACGTCCATGTGCCAAAGTAACGAAGAAAAAATTAAATCTCAATCATTGTTAGACTACTTCACTGATTGGTTTCAAGGAATGCCTGCTCACGATGAGTTTGGGAATCCAATAGATGATTACCTTGAGAAATATCCTGAAATGTCAGATGAAAGAGAATTAATATATATAAGAGATCTTAGAAACCCATATGTGCAGGAAATTACTAAGTCTGGATTGACAGTAATTTCTACTGAATATATGGCTACATTCTTAGCTAAAAATCACTATTTATGGAGGCAAAATGCTTAATAGAGTTATATTAATGGGAAGATTAACTAATAATCCTGAAATAAAAATAGTTAATGAAGAAAATCTAAGAGCAAGTTTTGTAATTGCTGTTCCAAGGAATTACAAGAATAATGGAGAAAAAGAAGTAGATTTTATTAAAATAATTGCATGGAATAGAAACGCTAAATTTGTAGAACAATATATCTCAAAAGGTAAAGCTATCATCGTAGAAGGAGAGATTCATATAGATAAATATGAAGACAAAGATGGCAAAAAAACGAACCATCACTATGTTTTAGCGTCACAATTCTATTTCTGTGAAAATAAAAAACCTAATAGCGATGAAAAAGAAGATGGTGACGACATATCGTTCTTATTGGATTAGGGTGTGTTCATTAATATTACTAATACCAATACTAATTTCAGCTTTTGCAATTTTTTGTTGTATTTTTTTGGCAGTTTTCTCTAATTTTTCTTCTGGATTTTCTTCATTAGTTATTACTATCTTTAATTCATCATTATTTAGTATTTTTATCATTTTTCTAACTGACAACACCGAAATTGTCTCCGTCAGAAGTCATAAATTCTTCTGTATCTGAGGTAACCAAATTACTCCACAAAAGAGACCTTTCCATCGTTTCATGGATTGTGTAGATAATAGTTTCTATGTCATTAATTTTTTGGTAACTATTTAATGGTAGATCAGGAATACTTGGCAATTCTACTTCGTACTCAAATTGTAAATCAAACTCATCTTTTATAGATTCCAAATTATCTAAAATTCTTCTGAAATCAGAGTTTCTACATATATCGTTCATTTTCCAGTTAGTTTTTACTATTAATCCTTTTACCCCTAGTAAATTTGCCAAATATTGAATATTCCCCTCAATTCTATTCAAATCTGATGCATTAAGAGCTCCTATCATGCCAGCATTCCAAACAACCTTTTGCTCAGTTGTAAAGTTATCGTATCCAATTTTCTCGTATTGAATAACTAAATCCACATCCTCTTGTGTTCTGTTTGTTATAGGTGCTATCCAGCTCATTACTACTACCTCTTAAAACGTTTATGTATCATTTATTGTACCACAAAATCGAATAAATAACAAAAATCTGCAAGGAGTAACCTTACAGACAATAATATTATACCCTGGAAATTACTATTTTAACCCCTTTACCATTCCAAAAACTATGAGAAATTTTTGATATATATTTTCTATTATCATCTTTGACAAGATATCCTTTCAAACCATCTATTATTAATTTAGTGGCATAACCGTGGTTATCTAAATCAAGTCTAGAATTCCAAAAAAAATCGATACTAATTTTAGTATCGAATAATTTTTTAGGTATTTTTTTTGATATTAGTTGTAGAATAACTTTTTGATGAATCTCTCGTGCCCTTCGTTCTCGAACACTCCAATGATATCTGCAACTGTATAATCTATTTAAACTCAACTTTGAATTAATCTTTATTGGCAATACAATTTCTATTTTATCCATAAAATCACCTCTAAATTATAGGTTGTTTTTTTTTGGCTCCTGAGTATAATAGTAGCAGTAGAGACTTTTGCTATCAGTCTTTATGGATATTTATTGTTATTGAGATTTCAATTTTTGACAATTGGAATCTCTTTTTTAATAAACAACGTAAAATCCATTTAAGAACTAAGAGCATTAAATCTTTCACTAATATCACCTCCAGTCGGCAACAAATTTAAAATTCGTCCCGACGGAGCAATATCATAAAGACTTGTCCCTACTGCCGAATATATTTAAACTATATTTTAATTGAAAATCAAGAAAAAAGACTAGGTAAAACATACCTAGTCTTAATCGATGCTAACTTAGAAGCAAACGCACATAGATTCTTTGTCAACATCCTTTTCCTTTTCTTCTTTCTCCATACCATTTTCAATTTCATTATCTTTTGGTTCTTCGAATTCAATCAGGTATTTCTTATAGTCTACTCCTTTTAGCAACGCTGTCACTTCTTCAATATACTTTTCCATAGTATATCCATCTTTCGTTTTACAAACGTTAGCACATGGAGAGCATTTTAGATCTTTAATAGTTTCAAAGCTTATCCAAGCACCGTGGTTTTTTCTATAATCATTCCAGTACAAACAATTCCAAAAGTTTCTCTTGTCTATCGCAACAACTAAAAGATTACTTTGCATTAATTCTTCTTTCTTTTCAGTAATTGTTTCCATCAAAATTCTAAATAAATTCGAATAATTCAATATCCTCTCTCTTAGCAATCTTTGCTCAATAGACTTTTCTTTTTTAAGTATTACTGCTCCACCGCCTATACCACCAATGGCTCCACCAAAGAATAAACCAGCTCCCAACTTTGCTTTACTCAATATACATGCTTTTCTAGCTGCTTCAGCTATTTCAGCAGCTTTTTTGGCTTTTTCAATTGCTTCTTTTGTATCTCCAACAGCTTTAACTGCTGTAGCGGCTTTACCAAAAGCCCATCCATAAAACGCACTACCTAATAAATAACTACCAATAGTTGAAGCTGCTATACCAAGAGTTTGGAGAATAGCTGATGCTGGTTTATATGGTACTCCAAATCTGTCTGTTAACCATAATATAGCATGTACAAGAGCCATACCAATTAACTTCTTAGGACATTTAAGAGCATCTGCTAATGATTCAACATTTGTCAATTTTTCTACCAAATTTGCTGCAGCATTAAAGAAACCATCTATATCCTTTTTGTTATCTTCAGCTGTTTCCTGTAATTCTTTCATTTTCCCTATTACTTCTTTTAGTGCATTCTTAAATGCAACCAAAAAGCTTTTATAGTTTGATTTAGCACTTTTATCATCGCATCTTTGATCTAATAAATCTGGAACGTTATAGAGAAATATCTCTCTATATTCGCTTCCGTAAGTAGATTCTATATATCCAGGTTCTCTAATAAATGACACAGGTATACCAACATTTGGATCGAAATTACGTTTATTCATTGCAACTAATTCTTTTTTACAAAAATCATCAATCAACTCTTTGTGTTCAACTAAAGGATCGTCTTTACCAGCAAACACTTGTTTACTCATTCCTGCAAAGCAAAAAATAAAACTTAGGAATACACTTGTTATTTTTTTCATAATCAGCAACCTCTAGATATTTCTTTAATGAGAGTATCTTTGTAAAAAAAGTCTTGTTCATAAACACAACTGTAATATACTCCTACGTTACTATCTATCTTCGAAGGTCTTTGCATTAAAACCAAACCGTATGGATAATTATTGGCAGTTTTGAAATACCTCAACGGATGACCTACGTATCTATCACGTGACCTGCCTCTACCTGTTGCTCCAAAATACAGGGCTTTAACATCATCGACAATACCTGGTAGACCAAATATAGCACCAATAGCCAGAGGTATATTACTATCTAATTTATTAGCAGCTATTATGCTAATTAGACCGATAACTGCAGCTCCCGGTAAACCTGCATACTCAGTATCGTACTTAACAATAGACCTAGTTATAATTTTTTTAATTTCTTCTCTTCTGCTCTCAATATTCTTCTGAGACACATAAATTAATTTAGTACCATCTGATAGAATTTCTTCTTTATCTATTCCACCTAATGGAATTTCTTCTCCTGTAGAACGATCAATCACATTTTTATTTGTTGGAATCATAGAATTTGAAATACCTGATAAAAATAAATTTAAACTAAAAATAACCGCTAAAAACTTCCAAATATACTCTTTCATAACTCCCTCCTAATACATGTTAGTATTTTCATTATACAAATAATTCAAATTATATGTCAAGTTTTTAGTCATTTTATTGAATTTTTAATACCATCAATATATATTTTTGAAAGTATTGCGTATCCTGCTAGATCTGTAATGGTATCTATAAGTCTTTCATCTGTTTTCATATCTTTTTCGCCATTCAAAATTATCTGTTTTAGCCTATTAAGTTTGTCTTCTATTCTTATACATATCAATGAATTCCCATATTCTTCTAGAGTATTGAAGAAACTGTTACCATACATTTTATTTTTTGAGATTAATAATTCTCTTAGATTATTACATTCTTCAGTTATTTTATCTTCAAAATATTTCTTACCACTCATATTATATTTATTTCTTATCCTTTTCGTCATTTTGATCTATTGTTATAACTATTGGATTGATTTGATTCGTCATAGAACGGAATTTAATATCGACAATTGACATGATAATATCCACAATTAGCAAAATAATTATTACTATTTCTAAAGTATATGAATCATCAAAAATCATAAAACACCTCCTAATCTTTCTACAAAATGTTGATTTTTTTGTCCATGAGAGTATAATAATAGCGTAGCTGGTAGAACAGCTTGGCTATCTAATCTTTTATGATTATAATAACCGTCACTTGTTCAGGGCAACGGTTATTATTTTTTTTCTTTCTATATATTTCAATTAAATACAGAACGAACTGAGCTAAATCAATTAAAAACCAAAATAACTCCAATAACAAAGCTATCACCTCCCGACTTGGGATTAAATAAATGATAGCCAAACCGTGCCTCTACTAGCTACGCAAGTTGAATTATACATATTTAACTATTTGTTTCAAGTGTCTAAATCAAACCATTTGCGTTTGTTAAATTCGATTTTACGTTCTTTGCTGTATGAAGAAAGAGGAACAAAAAATCCAACTATTCTTGAGTAAGTATCTACAGGTTTAGAACCACATTTAGGACACATTTCTGACAAAAATGCATGCTCTTTGTCACAAACTGAGATTTTCCTGTTGTATGCAAAATATATAACTCCCGATTTAGCTATATAGTTTAGCAAATTCCAAGCTTGTTCTTCACTTGCAAAATCTCCTGCAAGATTTATATGAGATATTTGCCCTCCCCCACATTCTTTGTCTAATATGGCTCCGAGCCTTATTTTTTCTTGCAGAGAACATTTTTCCATTAATGGAATCCATTGGTTCGAATATATGAAATATTGCTCTTTATTTTTGTATAACTCGTTGTCTTTTTGGCTTAAAACTACATTCGCTCTCTCTGCCGGAATAGCTTCGATATTGATGCTATAGTTAAACTCGTAGGAATCTTTCTGTTTATTTATAAAATCAAGAATCTTTTTGGCAAAATCGAGTCCTCTTTCAGAATAAGATTTGTTTCCAAACTCATCTGTGTCAATAAATCCAAACTCGTTAATAGCTTCATACATAGCTGTTATTCCGATTGTGTTATATTGTTTTTCTAGTTCTATCAATTTGAAAGTATAATTCGGCAACAAACCGTTGTTTATATTCTCAGTTATTACGTCTCTCACAGCATCTAAAGCTTTTACACAAGTATCAACCCTATCTTTGAGAATTTCAAAATATTTTTCCTCACTACCGTTACTTTCAAGAGCAATTCTTCGCAAATTTATAGTGTTAACTTTGATGCTTCCTATTGATAACGAAGTCCCTCCTATTGAGTTTATGAATGCGTTCAACTTCGAGGTGTTCGATATCAATCTGCAACAATTCGAAAGACTTGTGACATCACTTCCAACATAAAAGTTGCTATCAAACCATTTCATGTTGTGCTTATTGCACCACCTTGCAAACTCAGTATCAACAAATTTTCCGTTTTGGAACAACAGCGAGAAAGTTAAAACCGGAAATGTCATCATATTCTTACTTCTTATGTCAGATACTACTTTCATAAATATTTTCTGATGTTCTATTATACCTTCTATGTGATCAATTACATACTCTCCATCCGGGAAACTTCTTCCTCCAAAAAGTTCAATTAGGTAATTTCTATCCATCACACTTATGTTAGAAAATGCAGATTCTGTAACTCTTAAATAAGGTTGATTCAAATCGTAAATAAATTTCTGAAAGCACTGCTGCCTATAATATTCAGGGTCTTTCAGATAGAATCCATTTTTTACGTCGTTGTACCAGAAATAATAGGAATAAACTAAATAGCTCGGAAGACCTACTGCTCCACTCGTTCTGTTTGAAGCCCAACTTATGAATTCCAAAACGTGATCGTTATATGTGGTCAAATGCTTCGGAGCTTCAGTTTTGAATCTGTTTATGAAGAATAATCCTTTGTTCACAATAGGCTCTAAATCGTATGCATAACAATAAGGGATAAATGCTGCAGTAGAAGAATCATGAAGATAAGAAGCTCCGTTCCATTCTCCTTCAAGCCACTTGTTTGCTGTTTCTAATCCATATTTTTTCTCTATTCTATCAAAAATTTTATTAAACGATAAAAGTTTCATATGTGGCTTTACCATGTCAGAAAGCATTGTTTTGATATCTTTTGTAGTACTATTAGAGCTTGAATCCAATGCTACATCTACTACACTTTTGCTTTTTAAAAAATTTTCTATATAATCTGTGAAATTCAGTCTAGAATTTGAAAACCCATTCATGATTTCAAAATTCTCTCCATATTCCTTAGATAATTCTTCTACTTTTTTATCAAAATTATCATTTAAATTAAGTTTTATCTTCATTTTTCACCTTCAAATTATTTTTTGCTTTGGTATAATATCTTTGGCGTGGTTCGTAGAGCACGGGTCGTTTTTCTCTTGAGCTTTGTCTTAGCTCAGAGAGGAGGCGATTGAATGTTAGATTTATTAATGCTAATTATTTCTGTGGCTTCATTAGTCATTCAAATATTAGAATATAAAAATAACAGCCGTGCTACTAACACGGTTGTTGTTATAAATATAAAAATCAAATTATAACGACCCGTTCAACGGACCACGCTACTATTATATAACAAAAGAAAATAAAAAACAACTAAGTTAAGTTCTATTTTGATTTTTCACTTTTAAATTATTTTTTATTTTGGTACAATGTTCTCAGCGTGGTTCGTCTCACGGGGTCATCTCTTTTCGTTTTGTTCGACGAAAAAGGAGGTGATAGTTATGAATCGTGAAGATTTATTCATTTGGATTTCAATTATCTCTTTGATAATTCAAATCTTAGAATTTATTATCACAATAAATAACGGCCGTGATCTCAACACGGTCATTATTAATTATATTTTATAATCTACAATGGCCCTGTTGCGAACCACGCTACTATTATATAACAAAAGCAAATAAAAAACAACTGATTATCAATTGTTATTTATCCAATCGTTAGCTTCTGAAAATCTCAATAATTTCCCATTGACTTTTAAAATTGGGACTTCTGTAATCCCAATTTTTATCATTTCGTCTTTGTCTGTAACAGTTTCATAGCTAATTTTATTTTTTCGTAGTTTAGATATTAATATATTACATTTTGGACATCCTGTACTATACAAAATTACATCCATGTTTTCTCCTATAAATAAAAAAATATATCATCTTTCAATGACATAACTTTATAATTTTGTTTTTTGCTTCTGTTTATGAAGTTTTCTATATTTTCTGCCATATTCTAATAACTTTTCTTTGTTTGCAATATAATAATTTCTACAATATTCAGATAATTTATATTTGTTTTTTGCGCGATATTCTTTTTTTTGTTTTAATATTTTATCTTTATGTTTGGAATAATATTCTTTGTAACGTTCTTTTAATTTATCTTTATGTTTGAGATAATATTTTTTTTGATATTTTTTTATTTTATCTTTGTTTCTTTTTGCATATTCTCTGAAATAATCTCTTTTAGATATATAATATTTCTTTCTGTACTGTTCAAGATATTCTTTTCGTTTGTCATCGGTTGCGTCTTTAGATTGGTTATAACAGGGTTTTAGTACTTCACTATAATCTAAGATACAATCATCAAAAATGCAATTGAAACAATCACCATCACATTTCTTATTAACTGACATTTTCGTGTCTTTCTTTGTACCTATTAATGTACTCTCTTTGATATTTCCTAATTTTATCTAGATTTTCTAATCTATATTTCTTTTGATATTTTTTAATTTTATCTTTATTGTTTTCGTAATATTTTTTTCTTTTTTCAGAAATCTTTTCCTTATTTTTAATATAGTATTGTCTCATACGAGCTTTCAATATATCGCGATGGGCAGCATAATAATGTTTTAAATATTCATGTTTACTTTTAGTCATATAATCAATCATCTCCTCATGGGGATCTTGGGTTTAGAGGTGTCCTTGATGGTTCTTTAGACACAAAACTGCATTTCAATCCAGTTACCCTCCTTTCATTATTTGATGCATATTCTATTTTGTCTTCTACTTCTGCTATATATCCTTTAAATGTTCTTATCCCTTTATTAGTTAATATACTTATAACATGGAACTCCTGAGGTTCAGTTAATTTGTCATAGAGTTTATTGTACTGTTCCATATCCCAAAACGATCCAAATTCTATTTCATAGTTGTAATATACTCCTATGATTTCTCTACGAAGATCACCATCAACTGTCCTTTTAGCATATTTGTCTAATACGTTTGCTTTTCTAGAAATATTGACTACACCAACACTGTAGTCAACATTGTCTATAGTTATAATTCCTGAAAATATATTCTCATCAAATTGTTTATTCATATCATATCACCAGATACCATTAAATCTTTACCTACTCTTATGTTTTCATTTTTAAGTCTAAAATTGAATTCTCTTATAATATTCCCTAAGTCTCCGTTAGCTTCTATAACTATATTTTGGTTTGTATTATTTCCCGAGACTTCTTTAAAAGCTTGTACTATAGTATCTAAAGGAGCTTCTATATTTGTTTGTCCTTTAGGTTGATCATTTACCCATGCTAGGAACGGATTCCCTCCATTTAAAACACTTCCGCTTGCAAGTTTAGGTACATTAACGTTGTAATCTATTTCATCTGATAAATCTGGCAAAACAGGTCTAAATGATTTAAACATACCTTCAACATATTTGCCGAAATGCTCATACAACCATTCCCCTGCTTTTCTAAAAGTATTCTTTATTGATTCCCAAACCTCAGTAGCTTTTTGCTTCAATTCATCCCAATGTTTAATGCATAATATAATAACTGCTATCAATGCAGCAATTCCTGCGATAATCCATGTAGTAGGATTTGTAAGTGTTGCAATTCCAAAAGCTATAATTGCTTCTATTACACCCCATAACGCTCCTGCTAGTTTTACTAAACCAATTATTACAGCAATCGAACCTAATCCGATTAAAAAAGCAGATAAAAATTCTAATAAAAGCTTATTATCTTTTATTGAATTCCCAATATCTTCTATCCAATCAGCAAGCTTACTTAGAAATTTTGTTATTTTATCACCTACCCATTCAGCAACAGGTTTTAAAAATACGTTATATAGCATTCCCAATTGCTCCCCAACTTCTTTGACTATAGGATCTATAGCTTTAAGGCAGCTTGTCAGTACTTTTAAAAAATTCGGCAACAAATCTTCAATTGTCCATTTAGAAAGAGGCACTAAAACATTCTCATAAAACCAAAAAAGTCCTTCACCAATGGTTCCACTAAACCTTGATACTGCGTCCCATAATTTGCCAAGTTCTATATTTACATTTTCAAAACTTATACTTTCCAACGGCTTTTTTAATCTATCAATTACATTCTTTATATTTTCAACAAATGGAGAAATTGATTCACTCAGATTTGTATCAAATCCTTCTACTACAACAGGTTCAGGGATAATTGGGACTTTAAGTTCTAAATTTTTAATTTTATTTTTTAATTTTTTTGTAGTATCCCCATTTGATTTTAATTTATCTTGTTTCAATACTTCAATTTTATCAAACTTAGCAAGTTCTGCTCTGTTACTTTTAATTATCTTGTCAAACTTTATAAGTTTATCTGCACTGCTGTCAGCTGCTTTACCTATATTTTTATACGCTTTACTTGTAGATTCCCCTAAATCATCAACAGGTAATTTTATTTTTGTATATTTTGGTGAAGTATTTCTAATCCCTTTTCTATTTTCAAGAGATGTTTTACTTTGTATAGCAAGTTGTTTAGCGCCTCTTTGGTTTGCTGATACTGATGTCCCCGTAAGCATTGCCACAAAATTAGCTAATTGCCCAGTTACCCATGCAAGCATTTTGCCTAACGATCTTAATATAGGTATACAAACTTGATATATAGGATAAAATGCTGTTAATAAATTTGCTTTTATATTGTTTAGCCACATTACAAATTCTGCATCTTGACCTATCAAATTTCTTAATTCACGAGACAATGCCCTAAATCCTGCACTTATTACATTAAATACAAATGCTGATGATGCAAGGTACATTATTCTTCTGAAAGCATAGGATATGCTACCTAGAGTGTTTTTGGCAATTTCTGAAAGTTTATTAAATGATTTAGATATCTTTCCTCCGCTTTCTGCTAATTCTTTAGCAGCAGTAGACGCTCTTTTATTTGCTTCTTCAAGATCTCTGATTGGTTTTGTTTGTATATTTTTAATTTCTGCGTTTATTTCTTTAATTCTATTTTTGACTTCAAATTGCGATTTAAATGCTGAATCGTAAGCAGCTTGTGCAGCTCTATTTTTTGCTTCTATAGCTTCGATATCAGCCTTTAAACTTGGTGTATTATCTATAGAGACATTAGCTTGTCTAGCTAATCTTTTTACCTCTTGGATTTGTCTTGTATATTCTTCTACCTCTAATGAAAATTTTCTTAGATTTCTAGTGTTTATAGCTTTATCTAATTCAAGTTTAGACAATTCTTCTGCTAGTGCATTTAGTTTTTCTTCTGCTTTACTTTTGTCTATATCAACACCGAGTATTATTTCACCATCAGCCATTTTAAACCACCATTATTAATCTTTAATTTTTTCTATATTACATATATTAACAGCTGCCGTAACGGAATCTTTTATACCTATTACAACTCTATCTCCATTTACGCTTATTACGTCATATTCTTTAAACCATAATTTAAATGTCTTATCTGAATTGTATTGAACATTTTTTAATACTTTGACTTTATCTCCTACTTTTATTTCTTCAGTGTCATCCTCATCTTTTATTCCTAATGTTTTTAGAATTCCTTTAGCATAAGATTCTCCTAATTTCCTATATTCATGAGATTCATCGTAATTTTCAGAATCTTCTTTGTTGTCAACAAAAAAGCCCTCGCATATTACTGCAGGACATTTTGTTTCTCTTATGAACGCATAATAATCACTACCTTGAGAATTTTTTCTTATTTTTATTCCTCTACTTTTTTGACCTGTCTTTATGACTTCATCTTCTATATTTTCAGCTAATTTTTTACTCGTTCCTCCCCGATAGTGGTAATATGCTTCAAATCCTACCCCACCTCCTGCGTTTGAATGGACGCTGACAGCTAAATCAGGATCAAAATTGTTACATTCTCTTATCTCTTCTTGCACAGGATCATTTTCATCTTTTTCTCTAGATAATTGAGTTTTAACTCCACGTTTGCTAAGGTAACTATTACAACTTAATCCTACACATAAATTAGCGTTCTTTTCGACTACATATCCAACTGCTCCAGTATCTTTGCCTCCATGGCCAATAGAAATAAATACTTTTTTCATGATCCATACACCTCCCAGTGTGTTAAGTCATATTCATAATCATTGTAAAGATAAATTTTGTATACTCTATCTTTGTAGTTTTTCAGTTCTTCATAATTTTTTATATCTTCATTTTCTCCAACAATAAAAAAATCACTGTCCGTTTGGAAAGTGAAGGTATTAGTTTTGTTTTCTAATTTATTCCATTCTTTTGGATTTGAAAATGTCTTTTCTACTCCAGTAACTCTTTTTATCCCATTTGATAATTGATATTTTATTATTAACAAAGCGTTATCAAACGCTCTCTCATAAATATTATTATACGATCCATAATGAGTATCATCGGGCTCACTTCTTTGCTGTTCTTGAACTTCTACATTTCTAAACACAGTATAATAATAATTATCATTAAATTTATCGTAGTTATAAAGAGTAATAGTATTATCAAACATTAATTTATACCTGTAGTATTTTTAACAGCTTCCCATACACCTGTTGAAGCCAATCCACTTGCAAGACCTGCGATTAGTATTTGAGGTGTTAGTGTCCAGTTGTTTTGCCAAACATTTATTAATACACCTAAAGTACCAACTATTAATGGAATATACTTGTTATTAACGTAACTTATGCTATGTTTTAAAATGTATCCTATACAAAAACATATTGCTACAATTATTGGTTGAATATTATCATTAATTATAGGTTGAATATCCATTATCTGCGCCTCCTCAAATATTTATTGTTGCTAATTTTATTTGAAATATTAACTAGTTTCTCAATATTTTCAGTTTTAGGTTTAATCAATTTAGGAAAAAGATTGTTGAATTTGTAACAAAACTCGAATACCAAATCCATAGTTGGAGTTCGATTACCAAATAATTTAATTGAAGCGTCTTGCCCAAATATATCATCTATTAAAGCAACAACTTCTTTGCTCATCTCTAATGAATATTTATATTGTTCTTCATTGTTTTTGGAATTCTTTATTTTAGACACAAATTTATCAATGATATTGCCGAATTTATCGAGTTTCTCTTTTATTGACATGTCGTCTAAATCAAGAGTTATCTCATCTCCTTTTTCGTTGACTTTAATAGTCTTTTTATTGGTGGTAAGAATTAATTTATCACTAGATTTATTCATAAACACCTCCTAAAAAAAGATAATCAACCTTTTGGGTTGATTTTTTTATTAGTTTGGAATATAATAATAGCGTGACTTGGTCACGGGTTTATATTTTATACTATGATAATTATATAAACTACCGTAGTTTCGGTACGGTAGCTTTTTTTGTACTCCAAAACTTGGAATATCAAAGAGATCAATTCAATAAGAAAAATGAACCAATCTAGCATTTTATCACCTCCCTCTTACCATTAGTTATGGTAGATAGAAGCAATAAACCCGTACCCCAAAATCACGCCATAGTTATTATACTAATTAAGCAATATTTTTCAAAGGTTGTGAAATATCTTTGATTTTGTTTTTTATTTCGTTATAACTTATTCCAAATTCTATTAGAACTGCCACTTTATTTTCCAAATCAGCAATTAACTCTAATTCTTCAGGATTTAAAAAATCCATACATCGTTTGTTAGATATTCCCCGTTCTTTCTTCAATTCTTTGCTTGTTTTGCCGAATATCGCTTTATAGATTAAATCAGTATAATGCTTATATTTGAATCTCTTATGAGGGCTATCTGGCAGTTTATTAATAGCATCAGTAAGTTTTAACCTATTATATTTCCTATAATTGTTAGCTTCTAAAATTTCTTCCTTGCAATATATTCTTTCCAAATTCAACAACTCCATAGATAATTTTATTATATATTATACAAAAAAATTTGTAAATATTATTATCTACAGAGTGTTACTATATTATGCTTTATTCTGAGGTTACAGTTATACTTAAAGTGACAGAAGATTCCAAACTGTCAAGAGATTGTTTAATAGTGAAACTATGAGCTCCAGCCTCAACGTTAGTTTTTGGAGTCAAAGTGAATGTTCCGTCATTACCAACAGTACCTTCACCTGATTGTAATTCCACTGGTTCTCCATTTTTGCTTAGAGTTAATGTTGCTCCTTTTAATCCTTTACCTGTGAATGCAAGATTTGCAGTAGCAACAGTATCTCCATCTGAAGGAGAAGTTATTTCAGGAATTGATAAACATTTGATAGTCTTAGAAACACTACTTGCAGAAGTTTCCCCACTAATTGATTGAGTGACATTTATCACGTTTTCAGAGTTACCTTTTAATTGGACATTAGATGACCATCTTCCATTAGAATCTGCAATAGTACTTACAGTATTCGAAGTAGCAGCATTTGCTAGATTAACAGTTGCATATTCATTAGCTGTACCAACAAAATTGTATGAGCTACTTTTTGTTGTTGTACTTGCATCTGACGGGAATGTCACAGTAGGAGCAGATAAACTACCTTTAATCAAATTAAACGTTACAGGATGAGTAGTTACTGAACTATCTGTGTTGTTTTGTTGTTGAAATGCCAATGTTACTTTCCCATCTGGCAGCTCACTGCAATTTATCGTACAAGTGCATTTATCCCCATTCCAAGATGATGATGCAATACTAACTTCTTGCCCTATACCTTTGTAAGCTTTTATGGTACTACCAGATTTTCCTTCAAGTTCAAACGATATAGTATTTCCACCTGCAACTATTGTCATGTTCTTAAAGAAGTCTTCAATGTTTACATTACCTATCTTCGTCAAATATGGGATTTCAAGGTTAGCTTTTACCCACAAATAAGAGTTATAGCTCCCAAGAGTACTGATGGTGATATATCCGATTTCTTGGTCACCTGCACTATCCATTACAAATTTTTCATGCAACGGATCTTCTGCAGAGCCCCCTATAGATTCAGGATATACAGTTGCTCTTTGCCTTATAGCTATATATGAATTTGGTACAGAATACATTTCTTCATCTTTGTTTATTCTTACATAGTCTCCTGAAGCTTTTTTACCCGTCCCCATTGTGCGTATGAGATAGTTTGCATAATTTATCAATTCGTTATCTCTGATATACGCCATATCAACTTCTAATTTCTTTGAATAAGATTTTATATTTGTTGTTTTGGTTGTTTCGCAAATATATTGTATTTCCTCAGTATCAGGATTTAATTCTTCTGTTAATTCAGTTATTCCCTCGCACATTAGCAGGAATTTTGGTGTTTCGTAACTATACGGTATTCTTGCATTTATTAAATGTGCTACAAGAGAACGACTTTCAGCTGGTGTTCCCATTATCATTACCTCTACTTTCGTTAATTTATATTAAACTGCAATGCATACATCTGTTTGAATTAAGAACTTTCGATGTTAGATTCCATATTGTACCGTTAATTTCCATTGGGTATAGATATTCATTTAACACTGATTTTAAAAGCAAATCCCTATAATTAGGATTCAAATATTCTTTAGTAATAGAACCGTTGTCTCCATAAGAAATAGATACTTGCCCTGCTTGTTCGCTCTTGATATTCCCCTTGATTTCTCCTGAAGCAATTTTAAAAGAATTATCAAGTATTTTCGAAAATTTATCGAAATACTCTGTTAGAGCACAAGCACATTGTTTAATTTGAGTAACAAGCTTTTCAGGTAAAGTTGTTATTTTATAGTCATTCACTCTATCCATTGTGTTGGCTGAAATATAACTACATGATTTAAATGCTGATTTATTAAATTCATCTTCATTTAAATCTCTGCCACCATATTCACTTATATAATAAGAATAATCTATAAACATAATACCACCTTAGCTTTGTATAAAATAAAATCCAGTACCACCTACCCAAGTGGTACCAGTACTCCATTTTACAAGGTCCATTCCGTTATTACCCTCCAACCTAACAAAATCTTTTCCTGAATGAACAGTTAATGTTACAGATGCAGGGTAATTATTTTCACCTGATTTAACTAATTCGTACACGGAAAAAGAAGAATCAAGTAAACTCGGATATGGTAATCCTTTGATTACAGCATATCCATTACTATCTCCAACATTGCTGATTATAGCTTTTACATGAAAAGATACGAAACAAATGTTTCCTAATACACTATATTTGATCCAGTTATAATCAGTGATATAAGTTGGAGACGTTAAAAAAGACTCGTTAGCATCTATAGTAGCTAACTGCAAAATGCCATCATGAACAGTTTCTAAATCAACTAACTTCTGAATACTTTGATCTAAAACTGGTCCTGAATGACTAGATTGATATTGATCTGCCATAAATACCTCAATTAATAGTCACAGGTACACTTACATTTTCTGACTCTATACTTACAGAACCATTCTTAATTATCTGGTTTCTGTATCTTATCTGGTAAATGTATTCCTGATTTCCTTGAGATTTGAATACAGCTTGACCATTATTATCAGTTTTGATATTTGATCCTGCGAATTTAACTGTTACACCTTCTACAGGCTGATTATTACCATCAGTTGCAGTGAATGTTACATTATACATAGTTATCTCCTGTGCAGGTACAATAATTGCAAATGGGAATCTCGAGTTAGTCTGGTTAAGAATATTAATTGGATTTGGAATAGCAAAACCAATTCTCCATTTAGCGCGCATAACTTGAGAATCTTCGTCAAACATTGAGTGGAGAGAACCTCCATAGTTTGTTGCAGCATCTGCTGAAATTTTGACTGTCATATCTTCACGTACTGAATATAGAGCTTGGCTAAAATCACCAACTACCATTAAAGCTTTAGTGTCATCCCATGCTCCGTTATCCAAATAATATTTGTTTAATTCTTCTATGAATGGGAAGTATACTGGTCTTCCAGTTGTGTCTACATTCATTCTGAATTTAGCTTTCATTCCAACACCTGCAACTAAATCAGTAGGATTGTATCCACTTTTCTCAACTAATGACAAAGCTTCGTTTATATCATTATTAAGGTTCGTAGTACTATGGACAACAGCTCCTGCTTGATAACATGCAGTAACGATATCACTTCTGAATCTTCTCGGTTTGTTAATGCCCATAAATACTGCTTGGTCAAATGCTTTACCGTAATGTTCTTGAAGACGTGGTAATATTTCACGCCACATATCAAATGCTGCATCTTCACGTACGTTATCAGGGATAATGACACGAGCTGCATATTCTTCTGCGTACATTTCTACCATTTCCCATGCTTGAGAAGTCAATGGTTTAACTGCATTATCTGAGTTAAGCCATCCACCTTCAGGCAACATAGAAAGAGCGGGCATTAATACTTCATCTCTTAACATATTTCTTGCTCTTTTAAATATTCTCAAAGCTACTGAATACTTTGTAGCTCCTTGAATTATTTCATTAACTAATTCAGGGGGAATTAACGACTGTGCAGCCGATCTATCAATAATATCTGCCATTTAAATTACCTCTTTAATATTAAATTTTATTTGTTCTTCTAGAAAGAAAATCGTTCATCCTGTGATGAACGTCTAATGTTGTGTTGTTATTTTCTAAATTTGGAGAAGTATTAATAATTTTGTTTCTTTTGAGATATTGTTTGTTGTTTTCTTTGAATTTAGCCAAACAATCATCAAAACTATCTTCTCCCTTTGTTCTGCTAACTTCATAAACTATAAAATCTAAATACTTGCTATCAAATCCAGATTCCAAAACTTTGAGTTTATGACCATTGATTCTTTCTTTTTCAAGCTCAGATTTAAAATTCAAAGCATCCTTAAGCTTGTTTTTCACAGCTTCGAAAGAATCCTCCCCAAGTTCTTTAAGAATTCTTCTTTCAGTACTTTTGGTTATTCTTTCTTCTCTAGCTTTTTTATAATCAAAATTATCCTCTTTCTCAACAGTTTCTTTTACATCTTGAGAATTTGTTTCAACAGATTTAGATTCTTCTTTTGTTGTTTCCATATTAACTCCTTTTTTTAACGAGGCAGTTCCTCAAAATAGCTTCTTTTAAGTGTTAGCTGCACTAAAACTGTTTTACCGAGATTATCCAGTTCCTCAATTATTGAAATTGCTTTTAGAAAATAGTAAAAATAGTCTTGCAAGAGTTTGTCCGAAAAGGGCGGTTGGTCACTACCTCTAAAAGTGAGGTGATGACTTGTGAATAAAGACTTAATTTTAGTTATTTTAATATTAATCTTATTCATTATTTTGAAAATAACAAAATAACCGTCTCTCTCACAAAACGGTTATAGGAATTTATTTGTGATTAGGACCAACCGCTTAAAGCGGAGCTCTTGCTACTATTATATCACTAAGGATACAAAAATCAATTGTTTTGTTTTTCAAATGCGAGAAAGATTAATATAGATGGTGATTAAAATTTATTTTTTCTCGCATTCCCGAGGATTATTTAGCACCCTCGGTTATTTTTTTGTATTCTTCCTCAGTGATAATTCCCTTTTCCTTTGCAATCTCAACTTGTTTTTTATTCCAAAGACCGCGATCAAAGTTCTTTTTAATTAATTCGAAATTCATATATATTCCTCCATATTATTGAAATTAATTTCGTTTTTTTATAACATCTTAAGAGCGTGATTCATAAAGTACGGGTTCGTTACTTCTACCTAACTTTCTTAGTTAGAGAAAGAGGTGATGAATATGCTTAAAAAGGTATTTGCGATACTTTGTATTGTTTTTACCATTTTACAAATTATCAATATGTCTATTGATATCGTAAAAAAGATAAGCAACCGTGCTAACGACGCGGTTGTTTATAATAACATTAATATCCAATAAACGACCCGTAAATGGATCACGCTATTATTGTACTCTCAAATATTCTAAAAGTCAACTACATATTTAAAACATTTTGAAATTCCAAAGCTGCTGCAATTCGTTCCTCTGCAGAAACTTCTGGCTCTGGAGCTGGAGCATTTCTTATTTCCTCAATTTGATTGATTGATTCTTCTTCACTTGTACTAGGATCAATCCCCATTTGAGATTTTATAGCTGCTAGATTTTGTATCGCAAACATGACTTGTCCTGCTTCATCAGTCTCCACTATATGAGGGAATACTGATACTGCAGGATAGTCTTTTTTCACTCTTTCAGGGGTTGCTAATTCTCCGTTTGGGAACATATAAGTTTTAGTTTCATCGTATTTTTCAATTTTAATCATATTAATTCTCCTTTAATTAATAGTAGCATCTTTAATTTTTATATATCCTGTGATTGGTACTGTTGTTGTTATTTCTTGCATTGTAGATGAAGTGGATTCACTTGCCATACTACCAAGTTTATATTTGGTTCCAGGATAAACTTGGACTTTGTTGTTGACAGAATATGCATCTACTGCAGCAGATGAAGTATAGTATGGTTTGCCTACGTACCCACCACCAAACAGAGCATAACCCCCTACTGTCGTTGCTGCTGAATGTAAATCTACTTGGCTTAAAACAGTTGGAGTTGATCTAGTTAAACCAGTGTCATAAGCGTCCACTGTTTCAGTACTATCCCCACTAAACAAAGCATAATCCCCTATTGTTGCTGCTGGACCACTCCTTTTTTGGCTCAAATTAGTGGGAGTTGATAAAATCAAATCGGTGTTAATCGCATCCACTGTTAAAAGTGCTCCAACACCTGATCTAAACCCACCAGCAAACAATGCATAATTGCCTACATTCGTAGCTTTCACTAAAGTCTTTGACTCACTCAATCTAGGTGAAGCCATACGGGTTAACCCTGAACTATATGCTGTCGTTATTGTTGATCCCGTATTACCACCACCAAATAAGGCATATTTCCCTCCTACTGTCGTTGCTGCTAAAGAATAACTTGCTTCGTTCAAAGAAGTAGGAGTGCTTCTTGCTAAATAAACATCATACGCATCTACTACTGATGAACTACCAGAACCATTATTTCCACCACCAAATAAGGCATATCGCCCTCCTACTGTCGTTGCTGCTATATAATGTCGTGCTTGGCTCAAAGAAATAGGAGTGCTTCTGGTTAAACTCGTATTATACACATCTATTGTTGATAAGTTGTTACCATTATTTCCACCACCAAATAGAGCATAATTACCTACTGTTGTTGCACCCATATAAATTCTTGCTTCGCTCAAAGAAGTAGGAGTGCTTCTGGTTAAACTCGTATTATACGCATCTACTGTTGATGAATACCTGGTACCAGTGTAAGTATCTCCCCCGCCAAACAAAGCATAATTACCTACTGTTGTTGCTGCTATATAATGTCGTGCTTGACTTAAAGCAGCAACATCAGTTCTTTTCAAAGCAGAAACACCATTAAAAGTTATAGTTGCATAACTATTATCACTTTCTCCGCCTCGCCTGGATATTATCGCTTGTGCCATTATCTCACCACCTTTAATTTATCATGCATTTATAAAATAGAAACCTGTGCAACACACATAAACAGTTCCAACACCCCATTTAAACGCCATCATTCCATTTTTATGGTTAAGATTAATTTGTTTTGTATAATCTAAAATTGCAACGTTTACACCTTGTTTCAAAGTACTTGTGCCATCTTCAGGATCAATTAAAGCTCCGCTTATGTCTTGTACAGCCAATGCTTGATCCCCTGCGTCATCCATTGCAGTATACGGTAATCCACCAAGAGTAGCATATCCTGTTCCAGCATTAGTAATTTCAGCTCTTATAGCAAATGTTATAAAACAAATATTATCTATTCGTTTGTAATGCCCATAACGATAAGTTATGGTATATGTTGGATTTGTTGCTGATCCACCATCACTTCTGTTTGTTAGTATGATTGATGGGTGGCCTGTTTCAATTGTTACTTTATCTGCTTTATTTGCTAAAAGTGAATTTATTGAATTCTTATTATAGTAGTCATTTGTTAAAGTAGAATTACTTACTTTGCTAGAAAGGAGAGAGTTAATTTCTGATTTGTCGTAGTAATTATTCAAATCTACTTTCTGGATACCTAGTAATTCCCAATCATTATTTACATATATATACTCTTTGTAAACATCATCTTCTTCACTCTGTGACGGTACAAGATAAACTGTAGTTTCTGAAATATCTCTTGTTGGCAATTGTGAAACTACTTCTATTGAAAATTTAGGTATAGTTGATATTAGATTATCCACTTCTTGTTTAGTGTAATAATTTGATAATTCAGATGCTCCTGCTAGAGAAGCAAATTTCAAAATCATCTCTTGCCTTGATTGAGGTTCAAGATTAGAGATATCTTCTCTGGTTGGATTGTAGGCTCCTTGTCTTAAATAAGGTTCTAGCCATTCAGGTATTCCACTTATATTTTCACTCATATTTTATCTCCTATCTAACCACTTTTAATTGAATTGGTAGATCAATGGTAGGTTTTTCTTCAAAACACGTAGCAGTTATTGAATCAGCAGCAGTTTCTATCTTTGAAACACAACTCCATGACTCTAACTGGGATAAAGCAGTTGAAGAAGTTGATGATAAAACTACATCAACTATTGGTACATCGTCTGCTAATATCCCTGAAACATTTAATGTTTGAGTATAAGGGGCTGATGATGACCAACCTGAACTTGTTAAAGTCCCTGTGTATAAAGCTGTTGAAGCTTTATTACTTAAACTATTAGTAACCGCATCCTGCGACATTACCATAGTTTTACTTGTGCCTGTATTTTGCGTAATTACTGTTTTACTTTGTATTAAAGCTTGTGACATATTTTATCTCCTTTATTTGCTTGGTATTGCTTGGATTCTATCAGCGTATTGTGACCATAAACTGTCTGTTTTGTATGCTTCTACTGCCCCAGAAGGAACGTAAATAATAGCATTATCTGCCCCCTCTAGAAACTGAAGAGTGCTCCCCCTAGTACTAGGTGGTGTGGTAGCTTTTATTATTATCCTTGTTAATGCGTTACAACCTGAAAAAGCAAATCCATAAACGAAGTTTAAACTTGAAGGGAATATTACTTCTTCGAGTGCAGTACAATTTCCAAAGCAATTATATATATTAAAACTTTTGTATCCTTCAGAAAATTCTACATTTTGAAGTAAGGTACAATTGTAAAAAGCATAATCCTTTATTTGTGTCAAAGTCGAAGAAACCGTTAAAGAAGTAATTTTTGTATTATCAAAAGCATTGTTTTTAATTTCTGTTAAACTACTTGGAAATGTTAAAGAAGCAATTTTGGTATCTTTAAAAGCATACATACCTATAGATTCCACGCCATCTAAAAGCTCCAATGTTTCAATATTCGGCGTAAATTGTATAGAATATGATTTACCTCTAAAAGCATAATTCCCTATTGAACTTGCAGTTCGTACACTTGTTAGGTTAGTACAATTTTGAAAAGGATAACTACTAGACGTAAAATTTATTGGTGCCACTCCAGGTAAAATAGTTATACTTTGTAAACCACTATTCATAAAAGCATAATCACCAATTGAAGTAATTCCAGGTGGTATGGTTATGCTCTTCAGCGATATATTAAAAGCGAAAGCATAACTACGAATTTTAGTGATACCATCGAGCATCTCTGCAGTAACTTCAGTTA